GCCCGTGAATCGCCAATCCGTCCATGACGAACCACTCGAAGGTCCGGTCGTTAAGGGTGGCTACCCCTTTGCGGAGCAGCGTATCCTCGCCAGCCCCATCTTCCAGGCGCAACAAGGACCCTGTCCCTGCCGCCGCCACATCAATCGACCACCACAGCACCACAATCCGCTGACCACTTCCTGGGGCCGCAATGAGTGACGTGTCCGTGTTGGAACTAATACTGGATTGGGTCTGAAACTGTCCTCGGGCCATGAAGCCCTCCTATTCTGTGTGGTGATAGCGATAGTCGTAGCCAGGGGCCCGATCGCGGTTAAAGCGCGTCAGGGCCTCGATGGTGGAGGTAAAGACATCCCCCAACATGGACGTCACCCCAGCCGCATCATCGTCCTTGCCTACGCGCAAAAGCTTTGTGGCATAGGTGGCCATGGGAATCAGGGCAATATCGGGATAGGCAAAGGTGCCCCCAGCCGTGAGGTCCGAGGCCGCCGTGAAACCGTAATAGCGCACCGTGTGCGTCGCATCAGGCAGCGGGTCCCAGTAGAAATTCGCCCCGTTGGTCCAATACCGCACCGGCCGCCCGGATGTGGTCGTGCTGTATTGCAGCGTCGGCCCCATCAAGTTTGACCGGAAGTAATCCCCCACTGGCCCAACCCGGTCCAGGTCCCAGGCTGGTCGACTGGTGTCTGGGTCAATGAACTGCAGGCGATCGATACGCAGCAGGCCGCTGGGAAACGTCGTGGCCTCGGTATCGGCTGCGGTCGTCACTGTCCCCACCGAGGACCCCATGACGTTAGGCTGCTGCGCCAACAGGGACTCAAAGAAGTCCTGGGCGGCGTTGACGGCCCGCAGGCCCAAGGTCACCCCGGTTTCCCCGGACTGGAGCGCCAGCCCCCGATCCATGACTTCCATCACGTCAAGAATGGATTGCCCTGTGGCCATTTAGCCCTCGCTGGTGCGCCCCTGCAAGTCATCCACGACTGCTGCAAGGGCTGCATGTGCGTTGCGAAGTGCAACCTCAGCATCAATCACCGCCCCCACCGCATGGGTCAGGGTTTCGTTCTGCAACAGGTCCCGATTGGTGGCGTCCTCGGCAATGACCAGCATGGTGCCGACCAAATCAATGGCCCGCTGCCGCTTGGTGGCGCTGGGCTGGTCAACCACCACATCCTCAATAACCAACACCGAAGTGGAGATGGCCTTGAGTAGTGCCCCTGCCGGACCCCCTACCAACGGCACGAAGGGCAACAAGCCTTTTAACACCCCACCAAGTTTGCGCCACGGAAATCCCATTTAGTCTCCTGCGTGATGGTTCACGAATTTACTGCCACTTGAGGGGCCACACATGCTGATCTGAATCCTGGTATGGTCCCAGTGATCGGTGCCCACATCCTCGATGTGCTGGTCTCGTTGGGCCTCCGAGCGGTCACGCTCCCGTTGGGCCTCATCTTCAATACGGGCCCAGTACTGTTTCCCATTCCCCCACTTGAACCCACTCTGCTCATAGACCGCAGCAAACACCCGTTCGTCCAGGGGCACATACTGGTGTGCCGAGTCCTCAACGACCATGAGCAACAACCACCCGGCGCACAGCTGGTGCTGGATGCGTGGTCGCTTGTACCACACGAGCCAACGTTCACTGATGGGGTGCCAGGTAATATCGAGGTCGGGATGCAGGGCCTGCAGCCTGGCCCGAAACGCGGCTGGGGCATGACGGACCCCAAACCGGTTCGGATGCCAGTACTGTAGTGTGGTTTCAAGCGCAGGCGGCGTCGGACGAGCCGGTGTCAGGGCAATCCCGTCCTGGGTAGGCCGCTGCTGTAACATGTCAGCCAAACACCTTTGCGCCAAACTCGCGCACACGGTCATTCGTGCTGGACTTACAGTGTCGGGCCACCCGGGCACGCGCCATGTTGAACGAGGAGCGCGAATCGGGCTTGAAGTTGGTCGACCACCCATCAACTGGGCACGTAATGATGCCCTCATCGGAATCAATCGTGCAGTCATCCGGTAAGGGAGCTTCGGGCTTGACCCAGTCAGGATGGAATGTCTTGGTGGGAGATCCCTTCAGCTCAATGGCCAAGGGTTGGCGCTTTCCATTCTCATCCAGGTAAGTGACTACCTGCCCTGAATCAGATCCCACCCCGCCCCGATGGGGACGACCTTTGCCGTCCCAGGCGTGCATGGTCGGGAACCGTGGAGCCCCTTCCTTGGACAGCTGGTCCCATTTGGCCATTTCCCGTAAATAGGTTTCGATCGCGGCCCCTACTGAGGCTGTACCGACCCAGGCCGTCCCACGATGCTTCTGGAGTTCCTCCAGATCGTAGATTGCGCCGAGGACTTCCCGCACAGCCGCAGGAGCGACCCCCTGTGGAAGGGCATCCTTCAAGGCCACCACCGGGGATTCCCCCAAATGGCCCAAAAAGAACTGATTCTCTTCCAATGAGTACTTGACCGGATCAAAAACCTCCATGTGCCTCCTTAGTAGGTGTAGTTGGTCCGTATCGGCTTGAGGACGATATGCACCGCCCCTTCATAGGCCGAGACGGTCCCCGTAAAGTTCAGGGAGATTTGTTCCCCCTTGTCCATCTTGCGATTGGCCAGTGTTGAGGTCAACGTAGCCTGGACTGGCGTATCTGCCGTGCTGTCCAAGGCAAAGGCCGAGCTCAAGGCCGTGGTCAGGCTGGCTGCCGCTGTGCCCGAGGCCGAGATCCCAACATCCAGGGTGCTGCTGCTCGCCCCGGCAATACTGTGCGTTTCCCGCACGTCCATGATCTGGTAATCCTGGTCGGCCACAAAAATCTGGCAGTCTGCCGCTTCCCCAGCTGAAATGGTATAGGGAATATGGACCGGTGCGAGTCGTGCAATAGCTTTGATACCCATAATATCCTCCTGGCGAAGTGACAGAGGAGGGACCGAAGCCCCTCCCCCCACCTACTCAGTTTATGATTCGGCGACGTCTTCGATCTTGGCCCCAGCCGCTGGGTTGTCACTCAGCAACTGCCCCTGCCAGTACCACGCCACCTCAAAGGTAGTCGCGGTGGTCTGACGGAAGAACGGCGTCCCATCAAAGATTTCCGACACCGGACGCGGTGTCTCATTCTCCCCATGTCCCAGGAAGAAATGCGACTTGTCGAGTCCGATGATGGTGTTGGCTGCGAAATAGGGGTCCACATGCCAGGGTTGACCGGAGAAACGGTAAATGGTGCCACCGTCGCCGCCGTCTTTCCCCTTTTGCTGGGCCCCGCCGTCACGCCCGACACCAACCTGCCCACCAAACGCTTTCGGTGAACTCATGGCGAAGTAAGTATCCTCACGCAGGAGTTCGTGATAGCGCCGAACGATGGCCAGATTAGACACATAGGCATTGAGCTTGGCTCCGCCCTTCTCACGGACAGCGTCTTCAAGCTGCATCATGAGATCCTCGGTCAGCGCCCGGTTAGTGCCGCTGTTCGACAGCACGACCGATTGCCAGTATTCATTCCCCGAGGTTGAGCGGTTGATGTTGCCAAAGTTCCCGTTGCCAGGATTGCCATCATCAATCACACCCAGAATACCGTTGGTGTGATAGATCGCCCCGGATTTCGTCGAGTTCTCGATACAGAAGAAGTCTCCAGCGGCGGTGCCACTGGGGGCTGATCCACTGATCGTGATGGTTCGATTGATCGGGTCGACCGCACTGACGGTCCGCGAGGCCGCCAGGTCAGCATCATTGTCCGAGGCGTCAATCAGGTCCACAACCATGCCGATGTCCACCCCCGGAAGGGCATTCACCGTGATCGTAGTCTGGTTATCAGCCGCAGGCATGATCCCCAGTTTCCCCAGCCCGTCAGAGATGAGGTCCCCGTTGATGAGTCTGAGTACTCGCCGCCTGAAGCCCTGCTCCAGCATCTTCAAGGCCGTTTGGAACGCAAACTTGGAGTTGCGCGCATCCTGTAACAGCTTCCACGACATGTTATAAAGCCCTGCAAATTCTTGCAGCGCCCAGGTCGCTTCAGCCGTGTCCGGGTTGAGATTGGAGGGAAGCGTGCCGCCTTCCGCCAAGCCCGTCCAGGACCCAGGATTCTTGGTCATGATGGGCATAATGAACTGCCCTCGACCAGCCATCGGCTTCTTGATCTTCTGGAACAGATTCCAGGTGACGACTTCTTGGTTGAGCAAATAGAGAACCTGATCTGTCCCGTAGGTATATTTCAGGGCCTCAATGACATCAGTAGTGCTTGCCATAGGAGTCGTGCCTCCAACAGCAAAGGGGGATCTATTCGGTCTGGCCCGGATTCAGCATCGGCCACAGTTCATCCGCCCGGTCTTGTGGGGTTTTATACCCGCCGGTTTTCCCATCCGTAATAGCCACCTCCCCACCCTTGCCAGGAAAGGGAGACGCTTTGGCCTTCTGGGCAGTCGCGCGATCCATGTTCCGTATCCCGTTCCGGACGGCCTCCAATCGGGCACGCACCATTTCAGGATATTCGTTCGCAAGCCCAGCACCCTCGTGTGAATACCACACGTCTTGCAGGTATTGATTGGCCCACTCTTCGTCGGGTAACCCATGCTCGTCCCGCATCTTGGAAAAACGCTGGGTCAGATCGGCTTCTGCCGTTTTGGTGGTGTGCTGGCCCAATCCTTCGCGCAGGGCTTTATGCTCTTTATACATCTGCGCAAGGGCTTGGTCCCGCTGAGCAAGAGCTTGATGCAACGGGGTAATCCCCTCGTTAATCAAGCGCTCAAACACCGTCGCGGCTGTGCTTCCATCCAGATATGACATGCCCCGCAACTGTTCCAACAACTGCTTGTTCTGGGCTTGCGTTTGCTGCCCTTGCCGTTGCTGGGCCTGATACTGCTGCTGCCGCTGCTGCATCTGCTGCTGTTGCCGCTGATACTGCTGCTGCTGCTGCCATTGCTGGCGTTGGGAATCAAAGCTGCGCCGTTTTTCGGCCAAGGCCTGGGATTTTTTGGTGAACTCGGCTTGGACCTCCTTGGGCCACGCGCCGGTAGATGCTCCTTCACTTGTAGGGGATGCCTCTGTGGGGGCATCCTGTGGAATGTCTGCAACAAGTTCGTCTGTCATGGGTGCCTCGCTGAGTGGTGGGCGAGTTCGCAGGGGTTATTCATCTGCCGATGAGTCCGTCTGTGAATATTCGCATGCCGTATTCATGTGACACTACAGCGATAGTATACGGAGCGTCCTCTGCAGGTGTCAACCCATCATCGGGGGTCGTGGGGGGCCACCAGGCCCCATCTGTGGTGGTCGTGGCCCTGGAGGACCCTGTTGGGCCTGGCTCATGGCCTGGGCCAATTCCATGGGAGCCTGAGGGGCAATCTCCTGGCTGGCCCGCATCTGATCCATGGCCATGTCAATTGCTTCGGCAGCGGCTTTGGCGGCAGCTTGCTGGGCGGCCTGGGCCACGGCTCCCTGGATCTGCTGCTCCTGGGCCCCCTGCTGTCGACGCTCGGACGCCTCCATCAACAGCTGCCGACACTTGTTCCAGAACTCCACAAAGGCTGCCTGGATTGGAGGGCTTGCCCCCAGAAACTCCATCGAGGCCATTTCTGATTCCAGCTCGTCCATTACGACCCGGAGATTCCAGAACGGCATGGGAATCTGGGGTGGGAGGGGCTGGCCTTGCCACAACCGCTCCACCAGGTGCATGGTCAGTTTGCGGTATTTGGATTCAGAGGCCTCACGCCCCACATCCCCCATCAACAAGTCAGCGGCAATCTTTTCCTTGTCGATTTTGCCGGTACGCTCGTCGATATACAGCACACTCAGGGGGGATTCCAGGTGTTCGCGGATTCTGGCCTCCCGGAGGGCCCGCATTTCAGGCACCAGACTCCCACGCTCCACGGTGATGGAATAATCCGTCCCGGCCCGCAGAATCTCGGAGGTCTGGAAGATAAAGACCTCGTCCTTCATGGAATTGTCGGTGTAATGCAGCGTCCGGAAGGGCGGGTAGTATTCCTTCACCCGATTGACCCGCATTTCCTTGACC